TGAATATGTTCCACCAGTTACAAAAACATCAGTTCCCCCGGTGTATAATCCGGTTACTGTGAATGTTCCCCCGGTGTTATTGCGTAAGGTTAACGTACCGGCTGAGTAGGTACCACCTGTTACGAATATATCTGTCGCTCCGGTGTATAAACCGGATATTGTTGATGTTCCACCGGTATTATTCCTTAACGTTATTATTCCAGCAGAATATGTTCCTCCTGTAACGAATACATCAGTTGCTCCTGTGTATAATCCAGTTACGGTAAATGTCCCACCAGTATTATTCTTTAATGTTATTGTTCCAGCAGAATAAGTACCTCCAGTTACTCTAACATCAGTTGCACCGGTATAAAAACCATTTACAGTAACGGTATTACCTGAATTATCCAATAAGTTTAATGACCCATTAGTGTAAGTACCGCCAGTAATATATTTATCACCACTACCACCACCTGACACTGGCTGTAAGGTAAGAATACCATCACCAATGACATCAGTTAATACATAACCCGCACCACTTGGGATACCAACAGCTTTTATTTCAGTGATATTATCTGAAATAACTAGTTGTCCATTATTGTTTGCATTAGCTGAATTACCTAAGATAATAATATCAGCAAATGAATTATTAACACCTGATTGATGGCCTAAAATTATATTACTACTTAAACCATTGTCATTTTTACCAGCGTTTTGACCGATATATATAGAATCACCCTGTATTGTATATCCAGCGTCGTCCCTAGCCCCAGCACTTTCCCCAATAGCAATAACACTACCAAAAAAAAGACCGTTTTGGTTAGAAAAACTATTATTACCTATCAATACTGATGGTAACCCTAAACTATTAATATCAAAATTATCAGCAACTGAGTACCCTAACAATAAGTGATTAGTATTAAATAACGCACTAGTTTTATTATTTCTAACTAACCTTAAATCAACATCATTTATCGAACCTAAAACTTCACTACCATTTAAGGTATTACCAGTAGTTGTCCATACGTCAATTTCACGTAATAGACCATATATTTGTACGGTAGAATCATCACTTCTACTTAAAGAGATTATACCATTTTGAAGATTATAAGTACCTCCAGTAACGAATACATCAGTTGCACCAGTGTATAGGCCTGAGATTGTTGATGTCCCACCGGTATTATTCTTTAATGTTATTGTTCCAGCAGAATAAGTACCTCCGGTTACAAAAACGTCGGTTGCTCCGGTGTATAGACCTGAGATTGTCGAAGTTCCACCCGTATTATTTCTGAGCGTTATTGTACCATTGGTATAAGTACCACCAGTTACAAAAACATCAGTCGCTCCGGTGTATAAGCCTGAGATTGTTGATGTCCCACCAGTATTATTCCTTAATGTTATGGTTCCAGCAGAATAAGTACCTCCGGTTACAAATGTATTAGGTATACCAGTTAAATTACTACCATTACCATACAAAGTTGAACCGCTAATAGTATTAGCTGATATTGAATTTGCTAAAACATTACCGGATACCGTTAAACCAGTAAAACTATTTATTGGGATATTAATTGAAGACCCTGAGGCTGTTCTTAGCGTCAAGATATTATCTAACATTGTACCACCAGTTATTGTTTGACCTGAAGCAGTTTGAGCTGGTTTTAATGTAAGAATTCCATCACCATTCGTATCAGTTAATACATAACCAACACCAGTAACAAAACCTTTTACATTAATGTTGTTAATAATATTACTGATAACCAATTGACTATCAGATGTAGCAGAAGCTCCTGCACCCAATAAAACAACAGATGAGTGACTATTATTAACTCCAGCTAGATAACCGATAGCTTCAACAAAACTACCAGTATTACCTGATAAGGCTTTTGAACCAATCGCATTATTAAAACCGCCAGTCGAATCTCTACCGGTATTTTCACCAATAAAAACAGCGGTATTAGTATTTGAACTATAACCAGCAGAACTACCAATAAAAGTAGGGCTAAAACCTGAAGCATAACAACCAGCGAATGACCCTAAGAATAACCCACCTGAAATTTGAGTTTGATAACCAGCAAATCTGCCGATAGCTAAATCACCAAGACTATATATTCTACCACTTATACCAGCATTATAACCAATCACAACACCTTCAGTAATATTTGAACCAGACCCAGCAAAACCCCCAGCAACAAATGATCTTAATATATTAGAATAATAACCAGCGGTTGACCCTAAAATGATTGACTCATTCAATGTTGAATATAGAGCCACATTTTGACCAATTGCAATGCTTGAAGTTGAGTTAGATTGTATACCAGCATTATAACCAATATTAATTTCCTTATAACCCGTTGAATCACTACCTGCACCAAACCCTATTGCAATACTATTTGAATGTGATCTACCACTAACAAAACCATTATACAAACTATATGACCCAATACCAATATTACCATCACTATAAAGATGAAGAGTATCAAAGTTATTTCTTTTAATAATAACGTCATCATTACCTAATGTTCCTAAAAAATATCCGGAATTACTACCAGTTGTATTACCAGTTAACGACCATGTTAATGTATTTCCAGTATATAAACCAGAAATAGTTGAAGTACCACCCGTATTATTCTGAAGTGTTATTGTTCCTGCGGAATAAGTACCTCCGGTAACGAATACATCAGTTGCACCTGTATAAAATCCAGAAATTGTTGAAGTACCACCAGTATTATTCCTAAGGATTAAAGTACCATTAGAATAAGTACCACCAGTTACAAAAACATC